TCGACCTCCTTCCCTACGTGGTAACCAAAAGTCTTCCAACATAGACATATGTTTTCTGTCATCTTTTAGTTCACCAGTGTTTGCGTCATATACTAACTTGTTTCTATAACGAGTCATGATATCACGCATGTACGCTTCTGATTTATTACGTGGCATATTACCTACGTCAATGTAGAATATTCTACGTTCAGGCGCACGTGCAAGACGATAGATGACTAAAGAGTCTTCCATCATCCTTAATTGGTTTATAGGTTTAAGTGCCTTATTTAAGTAAGACACCACCTGTCTTTTCTGTGGGTCAAGAAGACCTGAAGTTACATATGAGACTGCATCAGGAGAGAGTTTAACACCCTGATTACTCCCTGTCCTTTCTTGATAAATGAAAAACTCATCTACCTTATCTACAATCTTTGCATCAGTCTTAACGTCCTTTTTGTATTTTACCTGTTTGACCTTACGAATCTTCGTTGCGTCAATAGGACGTATTTCTTGAATACCTGCTTTTAGATTACTTTCATTGGCGACTAAGTGATAAAATAGTCTACCATCTACATAGAAAGAGCGAAATATATCGTGTCCGAGTTCGTTGAAGTTTAACATTGCACATATGTTGTCAAACTCCTCTTGCATTTGTTTTTTGATACTGTCAGATGCATCCACTTGGTCAAGGTTTAGAGAAACGGGATTCTCCATTTCACCTCCAGCGATTGCCTCATTTACAATATCTTCTAGGGCAGCATCTACTTCAGGGTGAGTTGCAACTCCCCTGTACTTCATGATTAACTGTGCATTATCTTTTGCCTGTGTTCCTTCAAAGTCAATATATTGACCGTAGTGACTGCCAGACGCAGTAACATACCCCGCACCGTCATCATCGGTGGATGGTACAATCGAAGGTAACTTTTCTTTTTCTTTGGGTTTCTGCGCTTGAGCACGCTTGAGTTCAAACCCGAAAAGTTTTAAAATGCTGTTATCGTTTTCTGCCATAGTATTTAATTCATTTCCCCGTAGTAATATAGTGAGGGAGTAGGTTTTTCAACCTACTCCTCTATCTATATGTTTGATAACACCTTAACTTGTGGTGTTAGATTCCCAATATTGGATAGCAAATTCCACAGTGAATTCCTCAACAGTGTCTACAGTCTCATAATTCAATTCGATTGCAGATACGTTTATAGGGAAACATCCACGGAAGTTGTAAGTCTTAACAACACTCTCGTCTTTGTCGAGTTGTTCTACAACTAAGTCTGCTTGATAATCCACTGGATTAGTCAAACCAGTATTAGCTGCGTGTGCGTTAATACCATTCATCCATCTTTCCATAGAGTCACGAGTATTGAAGTCTGTATCGTTTAAAACGGTTACAGTCCAGTTTTCAAATGTACGGTCACCCGCAATCTTCAACTGTCTACCCCTAAAAGGTACTTCAATTGGATTCATAACACTAGTCGGGAGCTGAGCTCCTTTACATAGGAACGATGTCAATTCGACATCTCCACCAGCATAGCCAGGGAAGTTAACTGTTGCCTTGAAAAGATTAGGACGAGCACCGCCTCCTCTTAACTTGGACTTAAAATCATCAACACCTAAAATTGCCATTGTTTAACTCCTTATTCCTGTTATACCTGTCCTACTACTTCTTCAAACTCTACACCTGTTCTAACTGCAACAAAGTTCAATGTTACATAGTTAATAGAACGTGCGGGTTTGATGAAGATAGATGCGACAAATTCGTTTCTATCCACCACGGCAGGAGTATTGTTTGTTGCGTCACAAACGACCCTGAAGTCCGTGATACCTCTTCGACCCTTAATCTCTCGTAAGAATGGTTCAACGATATTTACGAATTCTGCACGAGTAAACTCATCATTGAATTCGAACATTACGTTTCGTCCCGCAACTGCGATTGCTCTTTCAATTCCAAGGAATAAACGTCTAACGTTGATTCTATCGAAAGCAGAAGGTCTACTTTCATTGGTCTTATCACCAAATAACATTATTCCCTCGCCAGGAATATTTGCAATTGGGTTAATACCAGCTTTATATAATGTATCTCTGTCCGACTTAGTTGGAGAGAGTACAATATCGGTAATACCAAGATATCGTCCACGTCTTGAACCCGCAGGCGAGAACCAAGGAGCAGCGACTAAATCCGTAGCAGCCATCAGACCAGCGGTTGATGAGTTTGCGGGGATTTTAATAAACTTGTCGTTGTACTTGTCAAACACCTTCAGGAAGTTATTATCCTGTATAAGATAAGAGGACTTAGTATATCCATTATTACATGTTGTTACAGCGGCAGTAGTTCCTGTAGTTACGACTGCTGCCCTAGATGGACTTGCAACCACAACACAGTCTTTTCTTACTGTTGATGCTGTTGATACAAGGTCATTGACCACTGTATTAGCGGCGGTGTTAGTTAACGATTGAGGTGCAATCAAGAAGTCTACTTCGATATTGTCTTTGTCTTCGAACTTGTCGAATCCACGTAGTACGTCATCTGTACCAAGACTAGCGGAAGTTACTCCACCATCGAATGACCATTGATTTGTACCTGTTCCAAAAGTTACATCGCCTTTGAAATCTTGAGACCCAGCTAAAGTTGCGTCATTACCCCATTGAGGCCCAGAGAAGTCATTTGCTCCATCTGAGTCGCTGTTTCTGTGGAAACCACCAGCGTAAATCCATGAGGACGAAACTTTAAGTACGTCTTTATAATAGTTGGATGTTCCATCACTTTTCTTAGCGTTTTTAGCAACGGATAAGAATGGGAATCGTTCCAACACTGTTCCTGCCACACCAGTGATATCACCATCTTGGTCAACAACAATCACGTGTAGTTCATCGTTCTTACAACCCAAATCACTTGCAAATTTTGAAGTGCCTGGAGCTGCATCAAACTCAGACTTGTATGTCCACGAGTTGAAGTTGTTAGTTCCACCATTGTCGGAGTCAGAAACTCCACAGATGGAAACCTGTAGTGAGTCACCAAGCTTGCCTGGATACTTAGCGATAAACGCACCATCACTTGAGTCGATAGTAGCATTTTCGAAAGCGTCAAGGTTATTTATAGCTTGGACGGCAGCACTTGAGAATGTATTCTTTGCAATACTGTTACGTGCATCAGAATCCTGTTCACGCACTAGTTGTAAAGAATTAGAATATCTCAAGAAATATGCGGCTGAATGAAAGTCAACCGTATTGTCATCGGTAGGTGCTGAGAAGGCAGTTACAAGACCGTTTTCATCTGAAACCAGTGTTGCAACACCAACAGGGCCCCAACCGAAATTCCCGACAAATGCACCAGTAGAAGTTTGGACATTAGGGACTACTCCCGTAAGGTCTATTTCTTTTACTGTTACAGAAGGGGAAGCAGAGGGTGTAAATAGTGCCATAGCTCTTTCCTTTTCGTAATCTAATTATAAGTTTTCATAATACGGTTATTTTCACTTACTTTTATTTATAACAACTTAGTTTTTCAGATTACCATTCCTCCACATTTCCACGATAAGTGAACCATTTTTCCGCTTCTTCACGTTGTTTTTCTTCTTCTATGAACGCAGTACCGTCATCAACAAACCCAACTGGCGGTACATCATCTTCAATTTCTTTCATTTGTTTTGCAAACATCATCTCTTTTAAGTTAATATCGGTCATTTCACTAAAGTATTGTGTTGATACAAAGTATCCAAATAACACAAGATTCATCATTAAATCGTCATGATTACCGTCTGACGCCTCATATGATTGACCTTTTGATACAAAAGTAGACACTTCAAGTATACTATCCGCATCTACTAACTCTAATTTTCTGTTCTCTAAGATGTCTTTTATAGATGAACATCCTATCCTTTTGACCTTACGATTCATTTCAATACCGATACGGTCTGACTTTACAGCGGACTCCATATGGATATTTTCATACTCTAAATCTTGATATAACCCCTGACACACTAATTGTCCCGAATCATTTGACTCAATTACCACATATGCTTGATTGTAGAGTTCTGCAAACTTATATATAAAATTAGGTAAGAGTATAGGAGATATAGTGTTGTTGCGATAAACAGCAACCTGTTTGAAAGGTCTTGTGCTAATGTCGATTACCGTTGCGGTAGAATAATCCTGACCTCTTCCTTTTGACACATCCACTGTCATGATGTACTCGTGTTTTGGATGAGGTTTAGTATAAATTTTAAGGTCACCATCGACTTTTTCGGGGTCTTTTGCTCTAAAAGACAGTAGGGTTTCTGCATTTACTAATGTGTCGCCTGTACCGAAGAAGGTATTCCCGTATTCTTGGTCAAACTGTAACTGAGACGTATTCGCAATAGTTTGTCTTTTCCACTCCGCATCTCTGCCTGGCACATCATGCCAATTAACTGTAAAAG